ATTTTTATCTTCCCCCAACCTAAGAACTCTTCCAATACTTTGTAAATTTCTTATCCTACTCTTACTAGGAGAAGCAAAAATAACATTATGAAGCTTACGAATATTTATGCCAGTTGAAAACGTACCATATGAAGCAACGATAATTGTATTATCACTTTTTTCTGTTAATTCTCTGACCTTTTCCCTTTCATCAACAGGAGTCCCACCATGAATAAAATGAACATTTCTCTTAGGGTTTTTCTTCTGAATATCAGTATGTAAAGCTTGACCATGTTTACCCACTAATTGATACAAAACCAAAGTATTTCCCTTTAAAGTAGAAACCATATCAGTAATAAATTTCAACCTTCTTTCATGTCCGACAATAAATTGAATTTCTTTTTGATAATCTAAACTAGAAACTAATTTTCTTTCTTCATCATTATACTGTAAAACTATACAATGAATTTCCAATTCTGCAAGATAGTCCTGATCCATCAACTTTTTAGTACTAATAACTTGGTATGCAGGACCAAATAATCCTTCCAAAACTAATTTATTAGTTTGAGTTCCATCTAAAGTTCCAGTAGTTCCTATTCTATGTCTAGCATTTACCAATTTAGTCATTAAAGTAGTTAGAGACTTTGCTTTAAATGTATGAGCCTCATCTCCAATTATCATATTAAAATTTTCGAAGAATGGTTTTGGGAGTTTATACATGGATTGCCAAGTTGAAATAGAAATAGGCAATTGTGTATCCTTTTCCTTACCAGAATATATACGATGACAATTATTGCCTACTTTCCAATCAGTTCCCGTAGAATAATCTCGAAAATCCTTATACAATTGTTCTACTAATGATGTAGTCGGTACAATAACTAAGCTTTTTCCTTCATTCCATCTCAATAAAGAATATATCACTAAAGATTTTCCAGAAGCAGTAGGAGATACCAATACACATCTGGGATTTCTAATCGCATATAATATTGCATCCAACTGGTAAGGTCTTGGGGTGATTTCATTAATATTTAATTCTCTAACAAAAGTTAGAATATCTTCTGGTAAAATATTCTCATCTCTAAGGATTATCTCAGAATCTAACACTAGTTCATAATTTCTTTCTATACAAAAATCGGATAAGTGATTAATTAACCCATTGTATAATAATCTTTTTCCCATATTAAAAAGTCGGATTTTTCCATCCCACACCCGACTTTTATAAGAAGGCATAAATTTTGCACCAGGAACTTCAAATGTAAAATGATCACTTATTTCTCTGGCTGTGGATTCTTCACAGGAAACCATACAATAGACTTCATCAATTTTTCCTAATACAACTTTATCCCACGCCACTTAAAAATTTTCTCCATTCTATCAGATTTTTTAAAGCCCATCCACGATTTTCTATATTCTTTAACGTTTTCTCCAAAAATTCCACAATATTTTCAGATTCATTAACTTCTTCACTAACTGCTTGAACCATTTGGTCGGCTTTCATATAAATGTGTAAATCTCCTTTTAATATAACTTTATCATAAACTTCAATGTCATGTTTTCCTGTATAATATTCCCACCTATCTTTATATAGAGAATCGTATTCCTTCATAACTTTCTTAAGGTTTTTCTTATGGTATATATAAAATTTCAAATACTTATCATAAAGATAGGGAGTTGATAAGCTTTCTCTATCTATTTCAGTATCATCGACCTTTAGATCTTTATCAGTCATTTTCATCAATTCTTCCAAAGTCTTCATAATATCTCCTAAATAAAATTCTTATGTGAAGGAATTACAGTCAATTCATGTAAAGTTCTATTAGTACCATCATGTCTACACAATGGAGGACATTCAAAACTATTGACATCGACATTATTTAAAGCTGATTTTCTTTGATCAGATTCCCAAATTTCTTCTATAGTATTTTTTGATAAATCCCCAATTGCATATTTTTTATTTCCTCTCATATGGCAACACACATACATTTTCTTATCAGCTGCAATAACTGAAGAAAATGATTCACCGTAACATTTAGAATAATTTCTTTTTATAGTATCTTTTTCAATCATATTATATTTATGTTCTGAAGAAACTACAAAATAATTTTCATTATTGTATTTTGCTTGAGCTTCCCGTATTAAATTTATAGTGTCTTTAGATTTATAATGTGGCCCAGTAGAAGACCATCCAATAAGCATAGGTCTAAATTGGGAATAGTCTACCCCTAACTCCAACCCCATCCTAGCAAATTTTAAAATTTTATCATCGTTATCACCATTAGTCAAATACCCTAATCCTATTGTACAATCATAATTATTTTTCTCTTTAACCATAACCAAAGTCAAAATATTTTCTAACAATTTATCCCATTTTTTTACGCCATGTTCTTGTAAATATTCTTCTTCATCAGTGGCATCTACGGAAATTCTAATCCAAGTACAATTATCTAAAATAATATTTGCTTTTTCTTCATTCAAACGATTTCCATTAGTTATAAGTGAACATTCCATATTATTTCTTTTTACATATTCAATCACATCCATACAATAGTTACTAACCAAAGGTTCCCCACCTCCAGTAAGAGTTACAGCACGAACTCCAAAATCGTCCATTTGTTCTATAATATCAAAAGCTTCTTCTTTAGAAAATTTTGCACCAAAATTATCAACATTCCAAGTTTTTTTATCTTGTCTATCCAACCCCTTATACCCAAAACACCATGGACAAAAATTATCACAAGCATTGGTCAAATCAAATTCCATTACAATAGGTCTAGTTGAACCATAATGCATCCATTCATATATTTTGCCTGGATGATACATAATTTTATTTTTCACAAAAGCATTCATACCCAATTCCTCAATTTCTTTAAAGCTGAACCAATAACCTGATTCATATCATAATATTTAAATTCGGCTAATCTCCCACCAAAATATACATCAGAAATTTTTTTAGTCAATAATTTATACTGTTCATATTTTTTCTTATTGATTTCATCAGAAACTGGATAATAAGGTTCGCAATTCTCATCATATTTCTGAGGATACTCTTTACTTATCCAAGTAGTATTTGTTTTATTTTTATAGAAATATTTATGTTCTAATATTCTAAGAACTTTTTCATTTTCATCAGAATAATTTATTTGAGAATTTCCCTGAAAATTGGAAATCATTTTATGTTCATGAACAAACTTAGTTGTCTTATACTCTAATCTACCAAATTTATATTCAAAATATTTATCTATAGGACCAGTATAAATGGTATATTTGGCAAGAGAATCCAAAGATTTTTTATGTTGAAAATAATCCACTTCAAGTTCAACCTTAATACCATCTAACATTTTTTCAAAAATTTTAGTGTAACCGTCTACAGGAATTCCTTGATACTTTTCCTTTGCATAATAATTATTATTGAAATCGTACCTTAGAGGTAGTCTATTTATAATTCCAACAGGCAAATCTGTTGGATCTTTAAACCAAGTTTTCTTAGTATAACCATATATCAATTTTTCATAGAGATCACGTCCAACAAGACTTATTGCTTGTTCTTCTAAATTTTTAGGGTTTTCTTTTATTTCACTGGATTGACTTCCAATAATTTTTCTAGCTTCTTCTGGAGAAGATACTCCCCAAAGTTTATTGAAAGCAAACATATTAAAAGGCATTGAATAAATTTCATCTTTATAACTTATAATTGGAGTATGAATATAATCATTAAAATCAGTAAATTGATTTATCCATTGCCATATTTTTTCAGATGAGGTGTGAAAAATGTGAGGTCCATACATATGTAGATGAATACCATTTCGGTTTTCTGTATAAACGTTTCCACCAATATGGTTTCGTTTTTCTACAACAAGTACGGATTTTCCATATACATTAACCAATTCATGAGCACATACGGATCCAAAAAGACCTGACCCAACAATCAAGTAATCAAACATAACAAAAAATCCTTATTATATAGTTTTTATTTCAAAATCCCTAGCACGAAATGTAACTTCTGCTAACACAGGAGCAATTTCCCCCATAGCAGAATCAAATGTTAAAGCACCTAACGAAGTTGGAAAAATATCATAAAATATAATATTTTTATTGACATTCATACTATTAGTTAGTATAAACAAACTTGCATCAGATAATATAGCAGTTTCAGAATTTTCAACTGCAGGACGAGTAGTTTCTGATGTTTCACGAGCTAATTTTCTATAGGTTTCGTATTCATCTGGAAACCCCAACCCTCTCATCCAAGTCAATACTTCCAAATAATTTTCCATACTCTCATCAACAATAAAAGTTAATGCCAATTGGTCTATTTCTAATTTATCCCCAGGCACAAAATGAGTTATAAATGGAGTGGGTCTTTCTGCCTCAGTCATAGTTAGTGAAGGAAGTGTTACCGATTGGCAGAAAAAACTGACAGTAGGTAATCTATTAATATCAAACCTAAACGAAACTGGACTTAATGTATTATAATTTTCTGGTAAATTGTCTATTAATGACATAATGTTCCTCCACCTTTATTTATAAACAAAAAAAGGGCCCTGATAAAATCAGGACCCTTTTGAAGGAGGTTAGTGAAACAGAAATTACATTAAGTTAGAAACTTTAACTTTACGATAGTAAACGTTCAAGTTTTGAGTGGTGTTTCCAACATAAGGATTAGCGACCAAACCATATCGGGTTTTAAAACCGATTTTCGGTTGGAAAGTATTTTCGCCAGTCGCACGAACCATTTGCAACGGAACGTATGGGCAATAGAATAGACCAGCGTCATACGGTGAAGTACCTTTATAACCAATCGTGTAATATTCGTGACCAGCAGCTGAAGCTTCTGGATTCTGGAAGTAAGGATCGATGTATACGTTATATCGACCATTC